TAAAAACTTTTGAGTTGTTGAACGGTGGTCAAAGTTACCTTCTGGTAATAAGTAACCACGTAATGAAACTGTAAAATTAGTTCGTACTAATCGTTCAGTATCACCAATTTCTGTAGCATCTGTAAATGTATCTACTGAAGTTCTAAATCTCATTTTATCAGGGTCACCCCAATAAGCTCCATCAGAATATACAACTCTCTCTACAATTTTATTCATTTGTTCTATATAACTTGTCCAAATAATAAAATCATAAGTTAATGTTACATAATCAGGAAATGTTACATTATAATATTCTCTTTGAGGAAGTAACCCTATTTGAGTACTAAAATTATCATATTTATTTATATTTGAAAACTTTTTTTGAAAAGTATAAAACAAATTTGGATTATTAGCATCTAATTTGTCTTGAGGTAATGTTTCATCTTTTTCAATAGAAGTTCTACGATATACAATTACTGGTGTAATAGTTTGTCTTTTTTTATCACGCATAAAACCATCACGTTGAATTGCTTTCCAACGTTCAGGTGAAGCATACATAATTGGAACTTTTACATTTTCTCCATTATCTTCTACTGATGGTTTGATGACTTTATCAAAGTAACTTATAATTGCACCATCCATATCTTTTAAAGTTACAGATGGATTTTTTACATCATCTTTTGACCTTGAGTATAAATATCCACGATTTAGAACTCTTTGTTTTCTTGGTAAAGGTTTGTTTGTAGCCATTATATACTTCTCACTCTTTCAATATTTAAAGAAGACATTCTTTGTAAATATGCATTACATACGACTGAATGATTGTAGTCTGATTGACCACCTATCAATTGGTTTTCACTTATTGAAGATATTTCCCAATATCCAGTATTCCATTCTATTATATCACCGATTTCAACAACATAACTTATATCAACTAAAGATTGTCGTATAAAGGAGAATAGTGCAGTTTGTTGTACGTCTGGCCCAAACTCGTCTGTAGTGGTGGTTTGGTCATCGGCTGTTACTAATGAACTAATTTCTACACCATCTTTGAATACTTTACCAGCTGATGATTCTCCATACATATTTATTTCAGTATCTACTGCTGAAATTTTATAAATCACTACAGGTTGATAAATTATACCATCTTTTCCAGTTGATATATCACCTATCAATTCTTTGTTGAACTTATCAAACGTATCTATATCTTTTTGGGGATAAAAACGACTTGCCATTATATTATCCTATGTAAATTGGGTAAGGAACTTTAGTTAGTTTTTCTTGTAAAAACTCTGCTTCATCTTTGTCAGCTTCAAGTAAAGCTCGTCTACTTGTTTGTTCTAACATTTCTCTAAGTTGAGTTACTAATCCTTCTTTTTCAGCCGCGGCTTCATTTCTTAACGTATCTCCATCAAGGGTTGTGTCTGACCCTGGAATTGGAATAGTTCCGTATTTAGAACGAATTATTCCCAACAATTCTTTAGTTAAAGCTAATCCATATTTTCTAACCCATTGTTTACCAACATCATTGATAAACTGGTATTGCATATTATCATATGGAACGTTAGAAAAATCAGATATTGTATCTACAGAACCACTATATTCTGTTTGTAAGGGAGTATCTCTATCTGATGTATTTACGTAATCAAAATATAAAGTACTACTTTCTTCAGGGTCTGGAAAAACTCTTAGTTTATTATTTACAAGTGTAAAACTATAAGCTGATTTTCTAATAGAATCATTTAATTCTATAGCCTGAACTCTCAATAAATCTTCAAATAAAGGCATAAGTGTAAAAGACACAGCTGGAGAATAGTTACCAAACCCAAAACCTTCAACCATATTCAATGTTCCATAACCAGTTGTAGCATATGGGTCAAAGAATCGTTGCATTGCCGGTGTACCTTCGTAATAAACACGTTTTACTTCAATTGAACCACTTCCACTACCATCTACAAATAATGTATTTAAGTCATACTCTTGACTTCCACTTGTTATGGTAATTGAACCTTTTTTCCAATCTACATCACCACCTACTCCAACTTCTGTACCATACTGTTTAGCTAATTTAACTTGTCTACCTAATGTTGGAGTAATTTGTTTGTGTGTAACATTTGAACCAGTTGCTTGACCTGTAAGGTGTAATAAGTTGTCTTTTATGTTAAATTGATTAACTTGTGCTGAATATTCACTAACTGATTCTTCAAAACAGGCATAAAAAGAACCTGATTGTAATTCAACTGCCATAATTGGATATCCAAGTCTTCTTGCACACCAATCTGAGAATTTATCTATATCTGACGTAAACGAACTATCAGAATCATATAATCCCCACGGGGTTTGACCTGATGCAAATGAACTACTTCCTTGCCAGATTACTTCTTGTGCCATAAAAAATCTCCTAAATTAAATATATGTACTCAATAATAAATATAAAGAAATGGAATAAACAAAAAAAGGGAGACCGAAATCTCCCTTTTTTATAGTTGTACCTTAGTACGACTCTGTTAATTACTAATTATTAAACGTAGTTAATATCAGCAATGATAACTTTACCGTAGAATTCAGGTCTGACAATCTTCTTAGCGTATCTTGTCATAACACCTTTTCTTGGTGTAAAGTTTTTAGGGTCGTAAACAAGTGGTGTCATAATCATAGGTACATAAGGAGCATACACAGCACCAGTTTCTAGGAAGTTACTTCCTCTGAAACCAACGAGAATTACATTCTCAAACTGGTATGGGTTCTTATATACTGTAAAGCGGTTATTTAATAAACCAGCTTTCTGTACACCCATTGCATAAGAACTAGTTGCGTCACCATCAGAAGATGTTGCATATCCAGGAATAGATTCAAGGATTGTAGCAACTTCAGGAGAAACTACAATAAAGTTAGCTCCACCTCTTAGTGTCTTTTGATGAATAGCGTTGGAAACAGACTGTATCTTGTTACCAAGAGTCTGGAACCAATCACCTTTTGTGTAAGCATTTGAAGCACCTGATGATTCGTGGAACAATGTGTCCGTTGTATCATATTCGTACCCAACTCTTGCACTCCAACGTTCTGTTTTAGCATTTGCATTTAAACGAAGCATATCAAGGATTTCTAAGTCGATTTCCATTGATACATACTCACTAAGTAGTGAAGTAAGTTCTGCTTCAGCGTCAACTGAATGATAAGCGTTAAGGTCTTGAGCAAGCTCAGGAGTCCATACGGCTTTCAATTTACGTGTTTTCGCAACAATAGCGACTGAACGCATCTGAATATCAATTTCAGGAATGTCAACATCCGTTTCAGGATTGTTTGACTGACCTGTAGCTTCAAAATCACCACGAGTTGTATCAGTAGGCTGTTTATGAAAGCGAACTGAAGCAGACGGTGTTGGGTCTGTACCTTCATCTACGATAAATCGTATATGAGATGCAGCACCATCAGATGGTGATACTTGATTACCAGCAGTAGCGTCAAGCATCTTTGTGTAAGCTGGGTAATAAGCAGTAAATGCAGATGAACCTGTGATTTCAAAGGCACGAATACCTTCTTTATCAGGGTTTGTAAGGTTAGTTAAGGCGATATCATAGTACTTTAAGCTACCTAATGAACTTGACAATGCAGGTTCAAAATCGACATCTGCCCAAGTTACAGAACCAGTAATACCAGCAGCACCACCTGTTCCAACAGGTGCAGTGGTATGATCATTAGCTGAATAGCCAAATGTACCAGCACCATAAAGACCCTGTGAGGGGTCAGAAGAACCTGAGGTTACACCAAAGACGTTATCGCCATCGGTAAATGCAGCTTGACCTGTTCCATATTTAAAGTCAAGATAGAAAATAAGACCAGAAGGTAAGTTCATAGGTTGAACTGAAACAAACTCTTGAGCTGCCAATTCACCAAAGATCTTACGAACTAAAGGTAAAGCAACACCAGACCACTCTTCAGAATTAGCAGATGTTCCTGTTGAACTAGCTTCGTCAATTAATTGACGTGCTTGGTTCTCAAGAAGAACAGCCATTCCGTGAGTTTTTTGATCAGTATCAATGCCTTCCAACAAACCAGTTGGCTCCCATTTCTTGACTAGTCCACGAGTTTCTTCCATACGTTGACGATAAGGATTAAATCCACTCATCAACTTCTCGATTGTTCCAAGATTTTTAGACATTATATTTCTCCAATATAAATGTTATGAAATTAAAGAA